CGAGCGCATCGTGTCGCGTGGTGCAACGCCTACCAGCTCGGCGGATTATGCTTTCCTGGCTAAACAGCGCCCGCGGGTTCCGCATCTCAATGCCAGGATCATCGGCGAGCTACCGGACGGCCGGCCGCATCTTAAAGCCTACACGGCTGACGAGAATTACGATCGCGCCCGCGCTGCCTATCTGCGCCTTGGCACTGACGAAAGGGCTGCTTTTCGTGCGTCTCAGCGGCTTTTAGAGCGCCGCTACAGCGGTTTCAAGAGACGGCAAGCCCGCACGCCGGTAAGCGAACATCAAGCTCTGGGGTTGATGGATAATCAGTACACCGACACCAGCTTCTATGAACATTTTAAGGACTACGAAGATGACATTGAACCACTCGCCTACTATCATTGAAACGAAACACACACGATATAATGCGAAGCGTGTCCGCAACTATGAACGCGAGAATTTCAAACGGGGGGTATCTTCGCAATTCTCGCCGTTCATAGGCGTTGATGGGGAGGGCGGCGGCGTTGATGCCGAAGGTCGTCAAAACTACCTACTTTTACAGGCAGGCGATCGAACCTTATTTAAAGAGAACCGTCGCCTGGCAACAACAGAATGCTTAGATTTCATTCTTTCTTTACCGCGAAACGCAATTCTATGCGGATATTTCTTCGGCTACGACTCGACACAAATACTCCGCGACCTTCCGTTAGAGCGTATCAAAAGAATAATGATCCCGCCGCAGTCAACCGGGGAAGGGAAGTCGCCATATACTTTCTGGGGGCCGTATGCGATAGATTACAGGCCGCGCCAATACCTCCGCGTTGCTTATGTCGACCGCAACACACTAAAGGTTATTCCGAACACGTCCCGAACCATTAATGAGGTCGGTGGGTTTTTTCAACAATCATTTGTGCAGGCAATAACAAACTGGAAAATTGGTAGTCCCGATCAACTTGCCATGATAGCAAGAATGAAAGATAAGCGAGCGGAATTTGTAACGATCACTCCTGAGGTAATGCGTTACTGTGCCGCCGAATGTAAGCTGCTTGCCGAACTAATGACGGCACTCCGCGAAGTCTGTATTCAGAATGACATTGTGCCGAAGGAGTGGCGCGGCGCCGGATGGATTAGTGCTCGCCTACATGAGAAGTACAAGACGCCAAAGCGTGGAAACCTGATGCGGACGGCATCGCTGGATCACGCGGCGATCAATGCCTATTATGGCGGCCGATTTGAAATAACAGCCTGCGGCTTGATCCCTGGCCCTGTTTACGTCTATGATATCAATTCCGCCTACCCTTCGGCAATGCTTAAGCTCCCCTGCCCATTTCATACGTCTTGGCGTCCGTATCGTAACACTGACTTAAAATCGTTGGCGCCGATAGCCGTTGTTAAAACTTCCTTTAATCATTCCGCAGGCGCCCCGCTCTGCAATCTGCCAATCCGGCGCAAGGGACATCTGTTTTGGCCCCGCCAAGGCAGCGGCACATATTGGTCGCCCGAGCTTGCCGCCGCTGCTCGGGCTGGATCAACCCTGAAATTTCACGGTGGCTATTTTGCTGTGACTAATTGCACATGCGCGAGCCATTCATGGGTAGCGGAACTTTATGAGAAACGGCGCAAGCTCGGTAAGGCTACAATCGGCTATCCAATCAAACTCGGTCTCAATGGCCTCTATGGTAAATATGCCCAGCGCATGGGAGCCGCGCCATGGCGCGACTACACTACCGCGGGGCTGATAACGGCAATCGCCCGCGCCAAGCTGATCGACGCCTATGTGCCGGACCCCGGCGCCGTCATCTACCTTGCGACAGATGCTCTATTCTCTCGCCGGCCGCTCGCGCTTGATATCGGCCCCGGCATCGGCCAATGGGAAGAACAACTGCGACCAACTGGTCTCTTTATGGTGCAACCGGGCGTCTACTGGTCGCCCGGGACGGAATTTGCGCCGAAGACGCGTGGCATCCCTCGCGCGACAGTGATAGAGCATCGCGCGGAATTTGAGGCGGCATGGAACGCCAACGCGAGCGACGATGCGCCCGCGCCAGTCAAAATTCCGTTCCCTGTTTTCATAGGGCATCGACAGGCGCTCGCATGGGGGCGCCCCGAGGCCGCAGGATCGTGGATCGTGCTGGGCAACGGCGGGCGCCTGATAAGTTTCGATTGGCGCGAAAAACGCTGGCATCGCGGCAAACGTGTTGGCACCTTTATATCTACTCGCCCCATTCCCGGCGATGCGCTGCTGCGATCGGAACCTTACAATCCCTCGCTGTTGACAGATTTAGAGGCGCAGATCATGCTTGACGAAGCGCCCGACGATTATATCCCATGGGGGAATTCCGGCGAATAGCGCCCCGCCGTGCTATATGTTTCACGTGAAACAGGAGACGCCATGCCAGCCTCCCTAACCTTTCCGTCCGGCCCCAACTTTACCGGCGTTCTCACCCCGAAGATGATCAAATGGCGCGGAATACCGCCGGAAGGGGACCGCTGTATTGCGGCGAATATCCTATGGGGAACCGACGATCTTAACCCCGGAGGCGCCAAGTCCGGTGTTGTCAATATCAACGTAAGCGGCGTCTCGACGCAGGAATTTAGTCAGATTGCTGCGCTGTTTGTAGACAACACGCAGTCGGGCGGCGACGTGATATTTATCTTTCAAGACACACAATTCGAGATAACAGTTCCCGCAGGCAGCGCCGCGTTGTATCCCGTTCTTTCGACTGCAAAAGCGTTTACCGTTGTAGCACTCGGCACCATTGCAGGCGATAAGACATTTCTTCAAATTCTCAATAGCCTTCCGCCACCGGTTGCACTCGAAAAATCGGTTTATATGTCGTCGGGGATTGTGACAAATATCGCGCTTGTTACGGGAACCTCTGTAATTCTCGCCGCTGGTATTAACGGAACTTTGACAGCATTGCAGATAATCTCATGGAAAGTGTTGGGAGGAGCCGCTGCCGGCAATATGCAAGTGCTAATCGAGGATGGCACCGGGAAGAATATTGCCGTTTCTCATATCGCTGAGGGCGCCGCAGGGTATACAGGATCGAGTATTATCCTCAATCTTACGGGCGTTAATATCCGCTTCAGCAACGGCCTTAACGCTGTATTGCTCGGCGCGGGAACAGCCTTTGCGGACGGCGCTGTTGATGTTAACCTCTATTACAGGGAGCCGTAATCATGCAAGGGTTCTGGAAACCCCATACGTCGGCCGACAAGCCCTCAATATCGTCCGGCCCCGCCATGCTGCTAAAATCCATGCTAGGCATCGACCCGGCCGAATTTATGGCGGCAATCGGCGCAATGGTTGAAGGCGTCCGCGAAACAAAAGAACAACTCAACCGCATCGAGGCAATGCTCAATGCCCATTTTTCGCCGCAAGCGAACACAGCCAATTCCGAGGTATCAGCCGGTACTGATATCCCCATTCGATCCGCCGGACTACTCGGCGGAGACATTAGGGGACTTGGGGCTACGCTTGCAAATGGTGGAATTGTCCTTGGTGGGGATATCTCTCTACCTGACCGAACTTGACAAATGGTTGACAGATGGACGATGATCTTGAAGCCGCAACAGCGGCAGCGGCCGAGGCAGCGGCGGCAGCGGAAACGGCGGCAGCGGCGGCGGCAGAGGCCGCGGAGGCAGTCGAAGAAGTAGTCGAGGAAGCAGCGGCCGAACACGTTGAGGCGGTTGCCGATGCGGCGCGCGATATAGCCGTATCCGAGGCTCAAAGGTTTGATAATTTTTGTCATGAGGTATCAACGTGGCGCGAGGAAATGACAGCCCAAATGGCGGACCTAGCGGAGCGGACGTTGGCGATATCTTCCCAACTTTCGACCCTTCAAGCGTTGCCGCCGGAACCGGAAGCGATCCCGCCGGAACCGGAAGTGATCCCGCCGGAACCGGAGCCGATCATCCCGTTAGAACACGAAAGCGGCGAGCCGACGCCGGAAAGTCCCGAGGCGGAACCAAAGCGAAAGGTGCACCGCTGGATTTGAACGGACTTGAGGGTCTATTGCTCGCCGTTCATATTTCACTGTCTGCAATTACCGGGGAAGAGGCTCTACAGCTTCAGCCCGAGGAAGCGCACGCGGTCGCGGAGGCAGCGTCAAACGTATCGCGCCACTACGATATTAGAGCCAGTCAAAAGGTTCTCGATTGGGGCGCCCTTGGCTTTGTCCTGGCCGGCATATACGGACCGAGGGCGGCATTTATCTATCAGAAAAGCCGCGCACCAAAGCCGCCGCCGCCGCAGCGCCCGGCCGAGCGGCCCGCAAGTAATGGGAAAACTGCGCCCGACGCTTTCGTTGTAGCAGCGGCTCAGCCTTGGAATGGTTGAAGGTAACAGGCAATTTCGCCTGCCTAATTCGTCGCAACGGTTGACTATTATCGGTCGCACCGGCAGCGGTAAGTCAATGATGGGCGCATGGGTACTTGCGACAAGCGCCGATATAGATAAGCGGCCTTGGCTTGTCATTGATTACAAATATGAAGGTCTATTCCGCGACCCGTTTGTTAAGCATCTGTTCAAAGAGATAATGCCGACCGCCGCAGCTCCGAAGAACCCGGGGCTTTATATCGTGCACCCACGTCCCGACGAGGGTGCGGAAATTGAGGATTTATTGTGGCGGGTATGGGAACGCGGACGCACCGGAGTATTCGTTGATGAAGGTTACATGCTGCCGGACAAGGCAGCATTTCAGGCGCTCTTGACGCAGGGCCGCTCTAAGCATATCCCGATGATTATTTGTTCTCAGCGCCCGGTTGCCATGAGTAGGTTTGCATTTTCCGAGGCCGATTACTTTTCAGTGTTCAAGATCACCGATGATCGGGATTGGAAGACTGTTTCGGCATTTGCGCCTATCCCGTCGAATACTACACTCGCCGAATTTAACTCATGGTGGTATGACGTAGCGCAAGACAAAACATGGCGCTTGAAACCCGTTCCGCATCGTAATATCATCCTTAATTCTTTGTCGGCGAGGGCGCCCCGCCGTTTGCTGTTCGGATAGGTGACATGGAACGGACCTTCATAAGCTGGACAATCGAGAATTGGATCACCGTGTTTCTCATGGTGGCGCTCGGTTATGTGGTGTTCGCCCTGATCATGCAATTTGCGTTGCCGGCGCTCGGCAAGGGAGGCGGCTCGCAATCGTCCGGTTCCGGCGGCGGAAACGTCGTCAACTTCGCGCAAGCGGCGTAAGCCAATGCCGTCGCTGATCAATTGGGGATTACTGAAAAATCCCCTCAATTGGCTTATCGTTTGGCTGATGTTTGCCTTCGCGCTGGTCGCGATTGGCATCATTAAGCCGATTACTCTTTCCAATCCAACGGGGACAAGCTGACATGACGGCATCGACGGGTACGCAGGCGGGCGCTCAGATGACGCCAGCGCAGCAAGCCAACCAAGTCCAAGCGCGGAATATAGCAATCCGCACGGCCATCATTAAAGGCGGCTTCGGCCAGCCTCCCGCCGTCAATATGTGGCAGGCGCTCAACCCCGGACTGCCGGCAACGCCAGGACCCGGCACCGTCATCACGGTTCCGCTGCGGAATGTCGGGCTGGTCAAGCGGTTACTGGTGCATCTGAAATGCACCGTCACCGCGGGAGCGACCTCAACGCAGACCCTCGGGCCCCTCGGCGCCGCCGCGCTCGTCAGCAACTTCCTTATGACGGATTTGGCGAATAACCAGAGGATTAACACAACGGGATGGCATTTGGTAATGCTGTCCAGTATGAAACGCCGTCGCGTATGGGGAGCTTCCTACACGTCAGATACTCCCTTCGGCTACGCCAACAACTTTTTGTGCAACCGGGCCGGCGCGACGATCGCGGCGAACGGCACGACGACGGTTGAGGCGTTCTTTGAGGTTCCGTTCGCCTACAGCGATCATGACCTTACGGGCGCCATTTTCGCCGACGTGACGCAGGCGACGATGCAATTGCAAGCGACGCTCAACGCCGGCATGTTCGTATCGAGCGCCGCCGATGGGACGCTGGCACTCTACCAGTCCGCCGGCAGCGACCTTGCAACAGTGAGCGGCGTCACGTTGCAGGTGTATCAGAACTATCTCGACCAACTTCCGGCAGACCCGGCGAGCGGTGTTCCCTATCTGCCGGCGATCGATCTCGGCACCGCCTATATGCTCAATAACACGTCGTCGCCGACGCTGGTCGCAAATCAGGACAACAGCATTCCGTTCGTCAATGCGCGGCGTTTCCAGTCGGTTGCGTTCATTTACGACAACAATGGCGTGGTGAACGTTGGCAGCGACATCAATAGTGTTGCGATCACTTCGGCGAACCTCACCAATATCTTGAAGGTGGATCCGATCACCTTGGCGCTTATGTCGCGCAACATCCTCGGCGACGATCCGCCTAAAGGTATGTATTATCTGGACTTTCGCGATCGGCCGATTGATACAAATCAATACGGCAACATGCAGCTGATCATCAATCCGGCTACTGCGGGCGCTGTTTCCGTCGCGTTGCTGGGCTGGGAAGCCTATGGCGTGATCGGCCTTGTTAACCAGGGTGGAGCAATCCCAAGCGGAGGTTAAGCGCATGAACCTCGATATCGGCCAAATCATTCGGGACGAGGTTGAACACCCGTTCAATCAACCGATGGATTTGGTTCACCTTAGTTTGTTGGTCGGCATTCTCATGGTGCTGGCCGTTCTTTGGTCGCGCGTTCTTGTTCATATAGAACACGCGGCAACTGTCATCTGAGGACTATATGGAAAAGCACCACTGGATCATGCTCGCGGCGGCAGTAATCACCGGATACTTCCTTGGAATTTACTTTCCAAAGTTGCATCAGGCGAGTACAGCTTCTGCCGGCCCGTGAACCAATCGACCGTAACAGTCGTGGCATTGTTTGTTATGTTTGTCGTGTATGTGACCATACAGGGCAAGCTAGCACAATATCTTGGATTGTTCGGTTTTGCCGGCGCTCCGGCGCAGACAGCGCCCGGTTCAACCGCATCTACCGCGACGGCGGCGCCCGCTGCTGGCGCTATGACAGGTCTTCCGGGAACACCAATTAACCCCTACATGCAACAGCCGGGAGTGCCGCTGGCAGCTTAATATGCCTCTTCTATTCGCAATCCTCGGCGCCGCGCTGTTGGTTTCCGCGATCCTTAACACGCAAAGCCAGCTCGGCACGTTACTCGCGGCCGACATGCCCGGCTATCTGAAATGGGCAGCGGCGCTGATCGTTATCGGCGCCATTGGAGCCGTTGTGCCGGAAGCGCGGGGAGTGTCCCGCGCGTTGCTCGGGCTGGTCATTCTTGTTATCTTCCTGACTTCCGGCAGCGGTTTTTTCACGCAGTTTGCCGCCGCCGTTCAATCGCCAGTAGCGCCTACAGCGACAACACTACCGACGCCGCAGGGTGCTCTCCCCGTCGCCGTCACAGTATCGGGCGGCACTACCGCGGCGAGCGGCGCTGCCGGCGCTGCCGGCGCCGCAGGGAGCGCTGTATCGGCGATCCCTGGTATCGCAACGCTGTTGGGGTTGTGAAATGTCGGATGCTATTGCGGCCTTATTGACCATCGCGGCCGGCGTAATTGGCCTTGCGACGATCGCTGTTCTTGTGTCAAATCAGGCGCAGACATCGAGTGTTATCTCGTCGAGCTCGACTGGGTTTGCGAGCATCATAGGTGCTGCCGTCGCGCCGGTCTCCGGCGGCAGCACCGGCACGGCGGGGCTTAACGGAACCGGCACCCTTGGCGGAATTGGCCTCACTGGAAATAATGGACAACTGCTATGAACTCTATCACTGAGGCCATCGTCACAATCGCCATGGGTATCATTGGCGTGGCTATCCTCGCCGTCATGGTAAGCAAGAACGCGCAAACGCCGCAGGTCATACAGGCCGGCGCCTCGGGCTTTGGCAACTCGCTCGCCGTCGCAGAGGCGCCCGTTACCGGCAGCGCCACACCAATCAATCTCAGCTATCCGACCTCGGGCTTCGGAACCGGCGGATTTTCGCCGGGATTGACACAGCCGAGTTTCGGATAATGAGCCTTATTGGCGATTGGTTCAAAGGGAGTGGCGCCCCGGCGCAACGCGGCCAGCCGGCCGCGCTGCAATCCTATCAGGCAAACGGGCCGCAGGTATCCGCAGACCCGCAATCGGTTGCACCATATTACGATCCGCGACAAGGTTTTGACGTTGCGACGGAACCACAACTGAAACCTTGGCGCGAATGGTATTCGTCGCAATATGGTCGCGCCCGCGGGGCGCCCTCGCCGTTCAGTGCTGCCGATCATCGGCCGAACGATACCGTAACGCATATCGTTCCCTATGGCGTCCCTATCTATAAATTCACGCGCCGCTACGATCGCGGATCGGCCGCCTACGCTTTCGATAGCGGGCGCGTAACATCTAACCCAATCGGCGCCGGCATTGTGTTCGCCCGACAGCTCCCTGTGTTCTCTAAATTGATCGGGGCCGTTGTGAAGGGACAGGGCATTTTCTGGAATGTCCAGACCCTCGGCGCCGCCGGGCCGGAACTTGGCATTCTGTATTCGCCGCAGACATTGCAGGCGTTGCTTGGCGAGCCGGCGACGGCGGCGGTTGCCTATCAGGTCAACCCGGCGGCGAGATAACCTATGGAAAAATTCTGGACTACGATAAAGGAGCATCCCTACCTCGCTGGCATCGGCGGGTTTATTGTCTTGATGTTCATTCTATATGAACTCGGATGGTTCGGGAGTAAGTCATCGACAGCGACAACTGCGGACCCGACGCTTTCTAACTACTACGCTGCCGAGAGTGCGGCGCAGCAGTCCGGCAATCAGCTCGCTATGGTTAGCGACGCCTATAACGCGCAAACACAGATCGCCGGCATTGGGGCGGCAAACAATCAGGTTGTGAATTGGCAGAACGTGGTTGGCGCAACCGATTTGGGAATACAGCAAAACGCCCTCGATAGCACTCTCAACTCACAAAACATCGCCGGTGCGTCAACTATCAATTCGCAGAACATCGCCGGTTCCTATGCCAACAATCAACTGTTGGCAGAGCTTGAGGGCTATGTCACTGCGACAAATGCCGGATCGAATAATTATATCGCCGGCATCAATGGTGCAGAAACCGGCGCGAGAGAGGTATTCGGGTCCAATCTGTTTAACCAGAATTATCAGCTATTGCAGGATACCGCCGCGATTGCAACCAACCCGGCCGGCACCCCGACAACGCAGTTGCAAACAGACCTTGGCACCCCGCCGTCAACGTCCTCGCCCTATACCGTTGGGACGTTTACGCCATCAAGTGTAATGCCGGCTGGAACTCTGCTGATAGGACCGCCGGCATCGGCGACGGTGCTTTAGGATTTTCTCATGCTGAGCTTTTCTCAGCTTCTCGGCTATGCGCAAAATGCCGGTTTCACCGGGCAGAACGCGAACACTATTTCAGCTATTGCGCTCGCGGAAAGTGGTGGAAATCCCAATGCCACAAACGTCAATACAAACGGCTCGACGGACTATGGCGTAACTCAGATTAACTCAATTCACCCCGGAGCCAGCGGCGCTTATGGCGACCCGCAACAGGCTATGAATTTAGCCTATGGCGTAAGCGGTGGTGGTACGAATTTCACGCCATGGGTTACATACAACAAAGGAACATATCTTCCATTTTTGAACAGTAACGCGGGCGCTACTGCTGCTGATGTTCCGGCGTCCGGCAGCGGTATTTCCATGACGTTCGACCCGAACCAGCCTGCCTCCGCGGGCGGAACCGGAACCGGAATAGGGACAACCGGCAATTACGGTTCGGGGCTTATCGGCGGCGCGACTGGCTACGGTTCCGGCGGGATCACAAATCTAACCGGATTGCCGGGCGCAAATGGAACGCTCGGCACTACAAACAGTTATGGTTCCGGCGTTCTTGGCGGGTATGGCGCGGGAGGTATAACCAACGTCGCCGGGCTGGCGAGCGGTATCGCTGGCGCAGCTGGCGCGGGCGGCAGCTCGACGGCGGCGGCAACATCATGGTGGGACACCCTAATCGCGTTCCTATCCAATCTGTTTGAGCGCGGGGCGCTCATAGTGTTAGGATTGATCTTGATCGCGGCGGCAGCATGGGCTATGTCGCAGAGTGACCGGGCGATTGATGTTGTAAAAAAGGTTGTGTAATGTCTGACGAGCGTTGGTTACTTTTGTTGCTCGGCATTATAGCACTCGGTGTGTTTCTAATCGCCGAGACGATAGAGTATAATTTCGAGAAAATGTTCTATAATATTCGCCCTTATACTAATATGTCAGACACGAACAAATGACTGATAATAACGGCGGCGATCGCAGAACTTTAACCCCAAAGACAAGCCGAGGCAGTTGGGTAAATTTAGCAATGCTTGTCGTTATGTTATTTGGCGGTAGTCTTACTGTTCTCGGATACTTTATAGCTATTCAAAACGATATCATCATTTTGAAATATCAAATGCAAGAGGTACTGGCATGGCAGCAAAAGGTGACCGCCCAGATGAAACTCCCGCGGGATTGACTTTAACGTTCGCCGGGCGCACTATAGCATTGAAACCCCACACCGGGCGGACGTTGTATGATAAGAATGCTCCACGGCCGGCGCGACCAAAGCGCCTGATCAACGTCGCGAAACAACTCTGGAAAGGTTGAGTTATGAATACGGAAACACAGGCCGCTTCACCCGGCGCCACATTCTCTGCGTCGCCAGTATTGACGGGACAGAAAATTGGCATCGTCAATCTCGGAACCATTGCCGCCAGCGCAGAAATCGGACCGGACCCTCGCGGCGACAAAGCGATGACAGACAGCTACGGAAATCTGATCGAGGGAGGCCCGGCCGGTGCCGCCGCCCATGTCGCGATCGTCAGCGATATGCGAGCGCTCGACGATGCTATCCGCGTCAAAAGCGGTAACCAACAGAGTCTTGCCTCGCTCATGCGTATGATGGCGCACCAGTTTCTCGGCATTACCATCTGACGAGGAATATGGCAATGAAAGCGCCGCGACTGTTTCTCTACATCGCGGCGCTTTTTTGCGCCGTAATGCTTATCGTCGGGCCGTTCTACCACGAGGCCGCGGTTGCACAAGGCGGTATTCAACCCGTATGTACAACCGATGCCTACGGTAACACCCATTGCGAGGTTCCCGTTAATGCGCCGCTCGCCGATCTATTGGGAGGCTCGCTCGGCGATTAT